AACAAAATGATTTAAAAGCAGATTAACCCTATATTTATAACCATATGAAAACCACAGATTTTAAAAAATTAATTAAAGAAGCCGTAAGAGAAGCAATTCAAGAAGAATTGAAAGATATTTTATTAGAAGCATTAAAGTCACCTAAACAAATAGTTAAAGAATCTTACACACCCCCTTTTATACCTGCACAACCATCTTATGCACCCCCAGCAATAGACTTTAGATCTAAATATGCTGAAGTATTAGGTGAAACGGCTTTAAGTTTTACTTCACAAGATGCTCAACCCACATTTAGGCCACATGGTGATCCTGTAAATGGAAATTTAGGATCTGGTGAATTAGGTATGGACCAAATAATGAATCTATTAAATACTAAGTAATGGCATTTAACGCCCAAACTATTAATCCTATTGATTTAAATCCAAACATTGCTGTTGGAGTAAATCTACCTTTTAATGGTCCTTCTGTTTTTACATCTAATTATTTAACTTCCCAAGCAGTAAAAAATAACTTAATTAACTATTTTTTAACTAATCCTGGTGAATTACCATTAAACCCCACGTTTGGAGGAGGATTAAGAGCTTTTATTTTTGAACAAATCGCAGAAGATACTTTTACAGATTTAGAACAAACTATTAATAACCAAATTTCAGATGTGTTTCCTAACATTGTTATTAATTCACTTGAAATTTTAAAAGATGAGGATACTAATACTATAACTGTTTTATTAAAATATTTAGTTTCCAATTCTAACGTAAGTAATACATTAATCCTTGAAATATAAATAATGGCTACCATAAATAGAGATATAAGATACATCAATAGAGACTTCTCAGAATTTAGACAACGTCTAATAGAATATTCTAGAACGTATTTCCCCCAAACATATACTGATTTCTCACCTACATCTCCCGGGATGATGTTTATGGAACAAGCTTCATATGTTGGAGATGTTTTAAGTTTTTATTTAGATAATCAATTCCAAGAAACATTTATTCAATATGCTCAACAAACAAACAATGTGTTTGAATTAGCATATATGTTTGGATATAAACCTAAAACAACAGGAGCCGCTCAAGCATTAGTAGATTTTTATCAACAACTCCCCTCTAAAAATGATGGTTCTGGGAATTATATCCCCGATTATGATTATTCTATAACTATTAATGATAATTCTCAAATCACGTCCCAAAATGGGAATTCATTTTTAATCCAAGATAAATTAGATTTTTCAGTTTCTAGTTCCCAAGATCCAACTGAAATTTCAATATATCAAACCGCAGGAGGTATTCCACAATATTTTCTACTTAAAAAAAGCAGAAATGCAATTTCAGCTAATATTGTATCTCAAACATTCTCTTTCTCTACACCACAACCATTTACAACTGTAGATATTAGAAATAATAATATTATAAAAATATTAGATATTATTGATTCTGATGGAAATAAATGGTATGAAGTTGATCATTTAGGTCAAGAAATGGTATTAGATCCAATAAAAAATACTAATATAAATGATCCAAATAAAACGGATGATACCCCATTTTTATTAAGACTTAAAAAAGTACAAAGGCGTTTTGCTACCCGTTTTACATCTTTATCAAATTTACAAATCCAATTTGGAGCTGGATCTCCATTAGATACTGATGAAGAAATAACTCCTAATGGTAATAATGTAGGAATAGGTTTACCCTTTACTCAAGATAAACTAACAGTAGCATATTCCCCAGTTAATTTCCTTTATACAGGAACATATGGTATTGCTCCTTCATCTACCTCTTTGACTGTTAGATATTTAACCGGGGGGGGTGTTAATTCTAATGTACCCGCTAATACTTTAATTTCTTTATCAACTATAAACTCCAAATTTAACCAAACCAATTTAAACCCAACCACTGCAAATTACATATTTACCTCACTTACGGCAACAAACCCTGAAGCATCTTCTGGAGGTAGAGGAGGAGATACATTAGAAGAAATTAGACAAAATACCTTATCTTTAATTGCATCCCAAAAACGCTCAGTTACGGCAGATGATTATTTAATTAGAGCATTAAGTATGCCCTCTAATTATGGTGCTATTTCTAAAGCATATATTGAACAGCCTAAACTAACAGATAATCAAGTTTCAACTATTGAAACCTTAAGTTTATATGTTTTATCTTTAAATTCATCTGGACAATTAGATTATGCTACTACAACCTTAAAAAATAATTTAAGAACATACCTTTCTCAATATAGAATGATTGGGGATAATATTGAAATTAGAGATGCTTTTATTATTAATATAGGAGTAAATTTTGAAATTGTAGTATTGCCTGAGTATAATAATAGTGAGGTTTTAATTACCTGTATTTTTTCTCTTAAATCATATTTTGATATAAGTAAATGGCAGTTAAATCAACCTATAATGCTAAAAGATTTATACATTCTATTAGATAAAATAAAAGGAGTACAAACTGTTAAAACCATATCTATAGAAAATAAGACTGGAACTACTCTAGGATATTCTGCTTATGCTTATGATATAACAGCAGCAACTCAAAACCAAGTAATTTATCCTTCATTAGATCCTAGCATATTTGAAATTAGATACCTAGATAATGATATTAAAGGTAAAGTAGTTCCTTTATAATATTATATTTATAACAAAATACTATAATGGCTGTTTACAAAATATTCCCTACTAAAGATACAACTTTATATTCTGCTTATCCTACCATGAATACTGGGTTAGATGCTATTTTAGAAGTATCCAATAAATTAAACATTAGTGGAGACCCTGAAGTAGCCAGATATTTAATCCAATTTGATCAAACAGAGATTCAAAATATCATTAGTGATAAAATTAGTGGTAATTCTTATTCTATATATCTTAAAAATTTTATAGCAGAAGCTCAAGGTCTTAACCAAACTACCTCCCTATTAATCCACCCACTAGCCCAATCTTGGAATAATGGTACCGGATATTATTTAGATAACCCTAAAGAAACAGATGGATCCTCTTGGACATACTCAAATTACAACGGCTCTGGCCCTTGGAATACTTCAGGATATTATTCAGGATCAGCAGGAGCTATTTTTTATACTAGTTCATTTAGTAACATTTATGGAGGTATTGGAGGAGGGAATTGGTTCTATGACGCTTTAGCAACATCATATGTTTCTGCTAGCTATGTAGTTCCTTTTTATGTAATAAATTCATCAGCATACACTGGGTCAGCAAATGCAACTTTTGGTTTACGTGATGTTAAAGACATTGAAGCTAATGTTAGTAATATTGTTAACAATTGGCTTAATGGTGTGATTCCAAATTATGGATTTATAGTAAAATTATCCGGTTCCCAAGAATTTAATCCAAGCCAATATGTTCAACCTATTTTTAAATTTTATAGTGTTGATACAAATACAATATATCCTCCATGTTTAGAATTTAGATGGAGAGACTATACCTCAATAATAACCCCTTCATCCCCAGTTGTAACCACAACAGACTTAAAAATGTCTTTAGCTGAAAACCCAGGGGTATTTTTTCCTGAAAGTAAAAATAGATTTTATATTAATGTAAGTCCTTTATATCCGACAAGAACATATCAAACGGCATCTTTATTTACTAATTTAAATTATTTACCAACTTCTTCATATTATGCTATAAAAGACTTGGCTACTAATGAATTTGTTGTTAACTTCGATAACAATTACACTCAAATTAGTTCTGATTTTAATGGTAATTATTTTGATGTGTATATGAGTGGATTAGAACCTGAAAGATATTATAAAGTTATAATAAAAACAGAATTGAATGGTTCAATAATATTATTTGATGATAATTATTACTTTAAAGTTATAAACGGATGAGTGAAAGTGTAAATTTTAATAAACAAGTATATGATAAAAGACAATATTCTAAAGTTATAGATACTTCTTTCAAACAATTAGGGGTTCAAACAATTCAAGAACAGATAATAACCAAACCAAATACTAATGAGTTTTTTAAAATGTACAATGACCTATTTTATGACATACCTGAATTCGGATCGGTAAATTCTCATGAATATTTAATTAAAAAGAGTAGTGAATATATAAATTTTGAAGCAAATCAAGAAGAAATAACTGCTTTACAAGCTGAGATTTCCCAATTAAGAATAGAATTACTTGATACTCAAAAACAAAATATAGGATTACAAACTGGAACAACTTTATAATGGCTACAGAAACTATACAAATAGATACACAAAGTTTTTTATCTCAAAATTATAAAGAGCAAGACACAACATTAATATCTTCATTTAATGTAAATACATCATTGCTTTCTAGTAGTTGTATAGAATTCTTTGTATATGATAATAATTACAATGTTTTAGAATCAATTTATCAATTTACTGACTATACTATTCAAAATAATGGTCAGTCTGCAGGTAACAATAATGAGGTTACCGAAATAATACTTGATCCTGAAAATATATTAGTTAATAAAGGATATAATCAAGGACAATATAATACATATTTTAATTTTTTTAATAAACAAATAGGATCAAACCTTGAACAATTATACATTTCTGAAATATCATCTGATAGAACAGAAATTAGATTAGATAGCACTGCATTAACAATATTGGATGTTATTGAACAAACAAATGCATTTATTCAAGAAAGAGAAAATAGTGATTATTTTTTAGATTTTTATTTGAATTTTGGGGTAAATCAATTGTTTATAGCTAACAATATTGAATTAGATAATCAAGATCCTAACAACCCTACTATATTAATTAAATTATACGAATCTCTTCCTGAGGAATTTGATTTAAATTCTTTATTATGGGTTGTAACTTTATTAGAAGATTCTTTAGCTTATCAAGTTACCTTCGAAAACCTTCCTATATTATTTACTGATACAATTCCAATCAGTGGACCTAATTTTAATTTAGAATTAAAAGATAAAGTTAATAATTCTACTTTATCACTTTCTTATACTGATTTAACTTCAACATTTTTAACAAGTTCCCTAAATCAATTAAATAGTCTACTTGAAGAAAAAGAAATTGACATAAATATAGACTACTCTAATTTCTCAGAATTTACCCATTTTAGTTCAGTTAAGGCAAGATTAGAAAATTTCTATTATAAAGTTAGTTTAATTGAAGAATATTCATCATCTATTGCGACTTTAAATAATACTACAAACTCCCCTACTGCGGTTAGTAATGATTTAATTATATATGAAAATAAAATAAATGATATTATAACTAATTTTGATGGTTATGATTATTATTTATATTACTCAAGTGGATCTTATTCTTGGCCTAAAACAACTTCAGAACCCCCTTATTTATTATATCCAATAGGTAGTACTACTGTTTTAAATTGGTTTGGTAGCAATGATCCTTCTAGCATTTATTATGGAGGTATTATTTTATCTGCATCCATATATGATGAATCAAATAAAGATAATTTATATTTTGTAATCCCCGAATACTTAAGAGAAGATTCAAACAACGATCAATATATTTTGTTTATTGAAATGGTTGGTCAATTTTATGATAATATTTGGATTTATTATAAAGATGTTACCCAAAAATATAATGCTGATAATCGTTTAGAATATGGCATATCAAAAGATATAGTAGCAGATGCTATTAGAGACTTTGGATTAAAATTATACCAAAATAATTTCTCAAACGAAGATTTATACACTGCGTTTTTAGGTTTAACCCCTGATGGTGCCTTATTTCCATTCCCAAACATTACAAGTTCCTTACCTACCCCTAGTGGATATGAATATATTGATGTTTTAATATCTGCTTCTAATGATTATATGCCATTAGACGACGTAAATAAGTCGCTATACAAACGTATTTATCATAACTTACCGTATTTATTAAAGGCAAAAGGTACATTACCAGCTTTGCGTACTCTTATAACGTCATATGGCATTCCTGATACAATATTAAGAATTAATGAGTATGGAGGTAAAGATAAAATAAATACAAATGATTGGGATTATTGGCAAAATGAATTTAATTATGCTTTTTACACAACGGGAAGTAACTCTATTGTTTCTAATTGGAAACTAAATCCTAATTGGAACTCTCCAGATAGTGTTCCTTCAACTTTATCATTTAGATTTAAAACCGAAGGTTTACCAACATCTTCTATCCCATATTCTCAAAGTTTATGGAATACAGATACATATTCTTCTATTGTATTACAATACACAGGATCAGGATATAATACAAATCCCCCAACCCCAAATAATCCTTTAGGACTTCCTTATTCAGGATCAATTATTGACCCATATTATCAATATGCTAATTTAGTTTTTTATCCTGACCCAACAACATATCCTGGGTCATCTGCTAGTATATATTTACCGTTTTTTGATGAAGGTTGGTGGTCTGTAATGGTAACTCGAAATGGTAATAACTTTAATTTACA